ATGGTCAGCTTATCCATAAGCCTATCGCTAACTATATGATTACATTAATCAATATCAATTTGTAGGAATAGACCGGGGGTATACGCCACCGGCACCCGCCTATCGTGATCGCTCGTAGGGTGGTGGGTAAGCAGTCTATTTCGCGGCGGCGGGCTGGAAATTTCTGAAAAGACCCGCTACAACTGGTACATGAAAAAGACACCCAAGACACCCGCCCACATACGGGCACGGATGAAGGCACGCTATCACGCGCTGAAAGCGGAGTTCGGGGAGAATTTCTTGGATGAGATGGCGAACCGAAAGCGTGAGTGGAGAGCGACAGGGAAAGACCGCGAGCGCCATAGGAAATACAAGAAACCATTGAGAGGCCGCTTAGTGCGGCGGGCGCGTATGAGAGGCCGGAAGGCAGGTATCGAAGCCACCATCAAGTACGGGGATATTCATTGGCCTGCGCGATGTCCTGTGCTTGGGATCGTGTTGGATTATGACAGCGTGGGGAGCGCCAGAAATCCGCGTGCGCCAAATCTCCCGAGCCTTGATCGTTGGGACAACATGAAGGGCTATGTGGCTGGAAATGTTTTTGTAATCTCCCTACGAGCGAACATCCTGAAAAGCAACGCTACCCTCGATGAAATTAGCGCCATCTACAAGTACATGAAACGCAGGCCGCGAGGCCGAACTTGCAGTGTGAAAGATTACGGGCTAACGGGTGAGTGATGAAAGACGTTCCTATCGCTGATCCTCCTGTTGAGGAGCTTGGTCCTGCAATGCTCGCTCTTACTCCAATGCAGCGCCGCTTTGTTGTTGGGTGGATTGGCTCAGAGGGAAAGGACGCAGCGAGAGCGGCGAGGGCCGCAGGGTATGCGGACACAGGAGAAGCCGCAAAGGTCATAGCATCTCGAATGCTACGTAATCCAAAGATCACCAAGGCGATCCATGAGGAAGCCGGTCGTCGGCTCACAGCACTGTCAATCTATGCCGTGTTCGCACTTGAACGAAATATGCGAGGAAATGCCAAGGCGCGGCAGGTGGCTGCTGATAGTATTCTGGATCGCACTGGCTTCCCGCGCCGTGTAGAGAAGGACGTGAAGGTGGACGACGCTCGGCCTCACCGTCCATATGAGCAGCTATTAGCTCTAGTATACGAGAGGTTGAAGGGGCATAGTATCAGCGTGAAGGAATTGGAAGCGCCCAAGCCCGAAGCTATTGAAGGGGAGTTCAAGGATGCGGTGGATGCTACAGTTGCTCGGAAAGAGGATGAGCAACGCTGAGCTTGCTCGCAGGCTCGCATTGCCGCAGCGGTGGCAGCGTGCCGAAGCGCGCCAAGAATTTCTACGTCTCGTTGGGCGCGACATGGCGCACAGGATGGTAGCCAAGCAGACGCAGCTAAAGCGCGCATTCGCTGAGGCCAAGCAGCGTGGCTGAGCCGGGGGCCGCGAAGCGGCTAGGGGGATAGGTGGATATGCGATGTGGATATACGAACCCACGAAGCGGGGAGATGTGATCCCGCATGGCGACTGACGCAGCAGCATTCCGTGCGGCCTTAGCAGCTCTCAGTGAGGACGATCTCCGCAAGCTCCCCCCTGAGGATTTGACTGCGATCCTTGAGCGTCTCGATGCAGACGATCGCGATCTCAAGTTCAACGCCCTCGCCCACTTCAAACCCTACCCCAAGCAAGCCGAGTTCCTCGCGATGGGTGCTCGCAAAACCGAACGCCTGATGATGGCGGGCAACCGCGTGGGCAAAACATTCTGTGGTGCTGCCGAGCTGGCCTATCACCTCACAGGCCGCTACCCCGATTGGTGGAAGGGCCGCAAGTTCACCCGCGCCATTAAGGCATGGGCAGCCAACGATACCTCGCTCAACACTCGCGACATCGTGCAATCGAAGCTCTGTGGGCCGTACGGTGTGGTGAACATGCAGGGCACCGGGGCGATACCGCGTGAGTGCGTGGATTGGAACAAAGACACCTCGCTCGCGCGTGGTGTGACCGACAGCTACGACACCGTATTGGTGAAGCACACCAGCGGTGCGCAGAGCATCCTCACCTTCAAGAGCTATGAGCAGGGCCGCAAGAAGTGGCAGGGCGAAGCGGTTGACGTGATTTGGTTCGATGAGGAAGCGCCCGAGGATATATATGCTGAGGGGATCGCACGCCTCGCGCCTGTGACCAAGGGCGAGAAGTCAGGATTGGCATACACCACCTTCACCCCCTTGCAGGGCATGACCAACGTGGTGCGCCTGTTCACCGATCAGGAGAGCCCTGATCGTGGCGTTATATATATGACGCTGGATGAGGCCGAGCACATTGACCCTGAGGAGAAGCAGCGCCGCCTCGCCGCCTACCTCCCCCACGAGCGCGAGGCCCGCTCACGCGGGGTGCCGCTCCTAGGGTCAGGCCGCGTCTTCCAAGTGGCTGAGGAGGTGATCGCAGAGGACAGGCTGTTCAGCGTGCCAAACCACTGGCCCAAGCTGTGGGGAATTGATTTCGGTATAGGCCACCCCTTCGGTGCGGCATTGCTCGCTTGGGACCGCGATGCTGATGTGGTGCATGTGCTGCACGCCTTCCGTATGAGAGATGGTAGGCCACTGGACCACGTGCGGGCGATGCGTCCCTTCGGTGACATAGCGGTAGCCTACCCCCGCGATGGCGCGGTGCGTGACAAAGGCTCAGGCATCTCATTAGCCAAGCTCTACAAGGACGAAGGCGCATGGATGCTGCACGAGCACGCCCAGCACCCCGATGGCAACATCAGCACCGAGAAGGGCATCGCGGACATGTACACCCGCATGACCACTGGCAGGTTCAAGGTGGCGCTGCACCTCGCGGATTGGTGGGAGGAATTTCGCACCTACCACCGCAAGGATGGGCAGCTCGTGAAGCAGAACGATGACATCATGTCCGCCACAAGGCACGGCGTGATGATGCTCCGCTTCGCGAAGGTGAGCGGCAGGCCCCTGCGCAGCACCCTCGATGTGAACAACGCTGCTGCCACCCGCTTAGCCGCTAATGCCGATCTAGATGGCCGAGATTTATTTTAGAGCGTATAAGGCTCGCTGACCCCGCGCAGCGGGGAGATGAGATAGCGGGGCAACACATGCCTGACTTCATGGGTGGTGCGTTCACATCGCTCTTCAACAATGTGACCAAGCGCAAAGCAGCGCGCGCCCCCGCTGAGGGCGAACAGCCTGACATGGCAATGCAGACCCTGATGGGTGCAGCACGTGACCTTGGCCTTGCATCGGCGGGCAGCGGTGGTGTGAGGCAGCAGCAGGGCAGGCAGCCCGCTCAACAATTGCTCAGCCCAAGCAGGGGCAGCTTCATGCGCAGCGCAAGCGGTGCTGGTATGGATGCAGGCGGCTACAGCAATGGCCCCAGCTACAGTGAGCAATTCGATGAGGACCGCATCAACTCCCTGGACAATTCGTTGAGCGCCGCACAGCGCTACAAGGGCTTCTCCCGCTATCGCGCCAAGTACGGCAACGTGGCAATGCTCGGTTCATCGCGCTGATGAGCGAGACGCTGTTCAACGAGTGCAAGCAGGAGTTCAGCGAGCTTCAAACATATAAGGCCACGTTTTCGCAGCAATGTGAGGAGGTAGCCGAACTGGTTTTGCCAACGTCCCGTAATACATTTTACGTTGGGTCTTACAATTTCCCAGGCATGAAGAAGACAGACAGGCAGGTTGATGCATCAGCGATGATGGCCTTGTCGCGGTTCGCGGCCATCCTCGACAGCTTGCTCACCCCACGCAACATGACGTGGCATTTCCTCGAAGCCAACAACGACTACGTGATGAAGCAGCGCGGCGTGCGTCTCTACTTTGAGCAGCTCACTCGCATCCTATTCAAGATGCGCTACGCCCCCACCGCCAACTTCGCCTCGCAAAATCAGAATGTGTTTCAGTCGCTCGGTGCATTCGGGAATGGGTTGAATTTCATCGACCAATACGACTGGATAGATGGCACGGTAGGGCTGCGCTACAAAAGCGTGCCCTTCGGTGAAATGTTCCTCCGCGAAAACCATCAAGGGCTCGTGGATGGGTTCTGCCGCTGGTTCAGGATGACCGGCCCCCAGGCGATGCAGAAGTGGCGCGACAAAACCCCGATGAAGCTCAAGGAGGCCGCCGAGAAATACTCGCAGCAGCCCTTCGAGTTTCTCCATCGCGTGTGCCCCCGCATGGACTACGATCGCGAGCGCTATGATGAGAAAGGGAAGCTCTATGCCTCCTACTACTGTTGTCTCACCACCAGTGAGTTCATCTCCGAGGGAGGATATTCGAGCTTCCCTCTTGCACCGGCTCGCTATGATCAAGCCCCTGGAGAAGTATATGG